CATCTAATTTCTCCTGGTTGACCAACATCAACTGAGGATTGAGGAGCAGATCCTCCTATTAAGCGAGACATTGACTGAGAGTTGGTATCAACAATTTGGATTTGTGGCATATTGTCAGCCACAACAGTATTAGTTATTAAATTTCCATCCACATCCGATGATGTTACATTTATATATGATTGAGATGTGTTGACTATTACATTGCTCATTAGCAGCCCTCACAAGGGGTTTCTTCCTCACTAATAGGAAAGTCTTGCGGACTAGTAGAATTTCCTGGTAAAATTGTTATTGTTCCTTTTACAAGTTTAAATATATTGTCTCCAGCGCCACTATATAATTCGTTTGGCGCCTTGAGATCAAGATCATATCTAGCGGCAGAAAAATCAAAAGAAGAAGTTGTGGACGAAGGTAGTCTTAAAATTAACTTACCATTATCTTCATCTATTAAGAAACTATAATTAGCATTAGTATTGCCTGTAAAATATGTTGTTGTTGTATTAACAAACGATCCATCAACAGGTGTAAAGCTGAATCTTCCAAGCCAATTTGTTAAGTTAATGATTTGGCTTGAATCATCTAGATAAGAAAAAGATATATAAAAAATAGATCCTTTATCTAAGTTAAAATTGTATTCTGCTGCTGACATAATTTATTACCTAATTAGGAGAAAAATGTTCTACCTCTTTGACTCGAATACATACCAAGGATGCTTGGATCAAATTTATTTCCAGCAAATGGACTGAGTATAGCTTTAACAGAAGAAGCATTTGCAACATCCCAGTGCTCAACAAAGTCATTATACAAAGCGCATGGTCCTTTTTCTAAAATTTCTTTCCATCCAGCCAAACTTCCTCCAACAGAAAATGCTGCTGGACCAAGAGATGCTCTCAACCCCTCCATAGTGGCTTTTGTTCTGAATGTGCTTTGATCTATAATACATGCTGCTTTAAGAGCAAGTAAACTAACAAAAATTTCATCCTTATCACCATCTTCCGTTGGATCAGGAGAAATGGTATTATTAGTCACATCAACTTCATATGTATGATCTAAAACTACATCAAATTGAACATATTTAGCTGCTACAGTTAATACTTGTACTATTCTTTCATCAGAGTATGTTGGATTGTCTGACCAATCATTAATTAAAGTTCGTACTATAATTGGTAGTTCTAGATTCCATGACATAATATGGCCTTTCTGAAAGAAATTTCAATATTATTGAATACACCCAATAGTGTTTATGGTGGTCCAGAAGGGCCTGGAATTTGTTCAGTAATAGTAACAGTGCCATCTTCGTTCATTGTAAATTGACCAATTAAACTTAATCCTGATGATATTACTTGTGGTTTTACTGAACCAATTAATTGACCAAGAGCATAGTGTAATTCAAATACTTCTTTGGCATCTGTTCCGAGTGCGTCCGCAATTTGGGTTGGAGTTGCTTTAGGATTATTCCAAAAATTTATGGACCCAGCATTAAAAGCGTTCTTTATCATCATAAAGATTTGTTTTGTAGAATTCTTTAAATCATTTGCAATAGTTTGTGCTGGTTGAGAGTTTAATATGCTTATACTATTTTTTTTAATTATTTATTAATCAAAGCCGAGAGGCTTCTATAAAAGATGTATCAATTTGTTCATTGTTTAAGCCAAGAGCATTAGCAATTGCTGAAACCATAGGATGATTTCTTTCAACATATGGGGCGTATTCCCATTCCACTAAAGTCATATCTCTTACAGCTTGATCTTGGATACTATTAATAGCTATTTCAATATCTGATAAACTAAAACCATTTTTAATCAACCATAATCTAATCTGTCTAGCAGATATGCTCTGTGGCACAATGTTTGGTTCAACAAATTTTTGCCAATTTTCGGGAAGTTCATCGTCAGGAAGAACGCTGTATCCTTCTGGCGGTTCCCAATTTTCTGGTAAGTCTATTCTTAAAAAAGTTTCAACTAAGCCGTCTGGACGAATTAATGCCCATGAATTTTGATTATTTCCCATAATTAATACCACACATAAATGCGAACCATGCCATCGGCCCCGTTGCCTCCGGCCCCACCAGTAAAACCATTTAAGCCTCCGCCGCCGCCGCCTCCGCCTCCACCCGGAAAACCTCCGTTTCCTCCGCTTCCGCCAGCGCCAGAAGGGTTTCCTCCTCCGCCGCCACCACCCATACCATATCCACCCGGTATTGCTGTTGTTCCATTTGTTCCATTCCCTCCAGTATTATTTCCTCCAGCGGGATTCAAGGCTGTTGGTGCGGTTCTCGCAATTTCTGTTCCATACGCTGTTGCTCCAGCAGTTGCTGTATTAGATGCGTTTACTCCTCCTCCGCCCGCGCCTGGATTTTGAGCAACTGTGCCACCGTTACTTCCTGCTGCAGAGGTTCCGTTAGAACCAGCACCTCCTACCACGCCAGGGTACATAGATACCCAAGCGGGACTTCCACCAGTTCCTCCAGCAGAAGAAGTTCCACCAGTAGATGCTGTTGTTTGCCAAGCGTATGCTAGAAAAAAATTAGCATTTTGTAAGAGTCTAACAGAAGATGGGTTACCTATTGATCCAGGATTTCCATTTGTGTCATCTGTTGTAACAGCCGCACCACCACCTCCGCCAGCGCCAACAGATATTACTAACATTTTTGATGTAGCAAAATTTGCTATATCTGATACTGGAAAATTATATCTTGTTCTTCCTCCTGTTGCCCCACCAGCACCGCCGCCTCTTATGGTTCCGGCAGCTCCTCTTCTACCGCCACCTCCGCCCCCACCAGAAGCAACAGCTTCTATTTCTATATATTTAGCTTTTTCTGGAATAGACCAATAATAAGTGCCATTAGAACCAATAGCTCCGTCTGGCTTACTGTTTCTTGTAAACAGAAAACTTTCAATAGTAGATTTATTTATAGAATAAATTCCATCATTCATAAATCAGCACCTAATACAAACACATTAAATGTTTCAGCGTTATGAGTTGAGGCTCTTATACTCCATGAATTATTTGGAAGAGTTAAGTTTTCATAAACTCTTGATCCTCTATAAACAACAGTTGAGGCACCGGCAGTTACTGCTATGACAAGAAATTCATCAAATAATCTAGTATTAGTTCCATCATTTAGATATATTCTAACCATTCCGGCGGTCGTTGTGCCAGTTGCCTCAACAACAATCTCTGTAATTTTTGTACCAGATGAGCCACCAGTTAAAATAGTAGCTATAGTACCTGTACCATCTCTATTAGTATTCGCGGTGCTTACCTGTCCTAAACCAACTCTTGGAATTACTGAAAAAACTGGTGCTGTAGCCATATCTTCTCCTATATATAATTAGACCACATGTATATATTTTTACTATTTATTATAGTTGTTAACTCAGATTCTGACAAGGATGTATTGTTATTGAAGATTAAATTTTCACTAATATTAATATTTCCATTGACATCAAGTTTTTGTGATGGGGTTGCTTTATTTATACCAACATTACCATTAGTATTTAGATATAATTGTGGCGAAAAATTAGAAGCAAAACACATAGGAGTATATGCTGTTACGCTTTCATTAAATCCACCAAAGGTAGCAAAAGCTGACGAACTACCAAATGTTCCAGAATTATTAACTGAAACTGCTATGCCCACAGATCCATCGACTTTACCAAACCATGAATATCCTTTTAGGCTTATGCTTGGTGTCTGACCACCAACCGTTAAATCTTCTCCAATAACAGATAATTTTTCACAAGTTAATTCACTTGCTGATAACTTATTAGCAGTTAATAAATCATTAAAATTAGAACTACCACTAACATTCATAGCATTATCAATAAATATCTCTTGTCTTTCATAAGCAAATCCGCCGCCGCCACCTTGAGTCCAGCTAGTAAATTTAACTTTCCAATATCTATTAGTATCAACGTGTTTCATTATCAATTCAGCACCTGGAAGATTGTATCCAAGCTGACCACCAACAGCACTCCATAAAGCAGAATATGTTCTAGATTTAAAATTTTCTAGATTGCTCCAGCCTTCATTGTTCCATATTGTTCCAGATGGGCTTAAACTTTGGTCCCAGCTAGCCTCTGTAGCTAAATTATATATTCCATTATTTGCATTTCTAGTAAGATGTAATTGTCCAGAAATAATTGCATCATAATCGGAAGAGCCGGTATTATCTGGATGCGTAAATGATACTAATGAACCGCTAGAAACGGCTGGGCCAGTAACATTAATAGACTCAAATGTTCCACTATTAGCCGTTATTAGTCCGCTAACTTGTAATGTGCTGGTCGGACTAGCTGTTCCTATTCCCAACCTATTATTAGTACTATCCCAAACCAACTGATTACTATCAGCAAGCAATCCGCTAGTGCTACTCCAGTAAGGAATATGATTTGCTACACCAGTACCAGTAATAGGATTTATTAGTGTATTTTGTTTACTATCTAATTGAGTTTGTATATTACTAGTAACGCCGCCAACATAACCAATTTCTGTTAAAGAGGGAGAAGACAATGATGTTACGATTCTATCAGAATCTGTTACTAGCAAAGCATCTTGTACTATTGATGGTCCTTCTAGATAAAAATTACCTTGCGACTTAGCATCATTTTGTAAGAATATAGTATAATCATTTAAGATCATACTCGCCGTTTGTGTCTGTATGTATAAAGGATCAACTCCACTAATGGATCCTGGAGATAGATTGCCACTAACAGTAAGATTTCCAATAAAATTACCATTACCATTAACAGTTAATTTTTCAGTAGGCGTGTCGGTTCCTATTCCAACATTCCCATTAGAAGCAACAACAATATTTTCTCCACCAACATATCCACCGCCATATCTAAAAGATCCATCTTGGAATTTAATTGCTATAACTTCATCAAGATTAGTTAATATTCCTAATTCTCCTCCATAAGAGTCATCAGATACAACGATATAGCCTTGCTGATTTTCTCCTATTCTAATTTTATTAGAAAATTCTTGATATATTGAACTATTCTCTATAGTGTTTGAGTTTGTAAATTTACTTAAATACCCAGCAGAGCCACCGCTACCAACTACAACTCCAGTATTATTAACGCTTAGTGAAGTAAAGTTTCCACTACTACTAGGAACCCATAATCCACTACCGCTATTATATTGCAAGAACTGACCATTTGTAGCACCAGTAACCGCAACATTATGTAGTTCTTCTAATTCAAATCCATTTTGAACTCTAACTTCTATAACACCCTCATTTTGATGAACTCTAACAACGGTACCAATAGAAACAATATGGTCAGGGGCATATGGTTTCGTAGTTGTAATAGCACCTGAAACTGTGGGACTAAGATATAGCACAGAGCCCTCTGTAGCACCAGCAATGCCTCCATGAGCAGGATCAGTATTGACTCCTCCCATTAATCCAAAAACTACAACTTGACCAATTTCCATATTATCAATATCTTGATATACTAGTCCATAGGTGCCAGCGCTAGTAATATCACTAGTAGCAATAGCCTTTTGGATAGTTGGCAAATCTCCGTGACCACCATTAATATAAACAGCAGTCATCTTGGAAAGAGTAGCACCAGTTTCATTAAAAACACTAGTTACCAAAGACTCTGACTGTTGTACGGATCCACTAACCCCTATTGTTGCGGTAGATCCATTTGTTCCTAGATTTATATTGATATTATTTCCAGCAATTAATCCTGTTGGAATAATAGAATTATAATACAATCCACTCCATGCTGTTGTTCCATTGCCTATCTTGACACGTCCGGTATCTATTTCGAATCCTGGTTCACCACTAGATAAAATAGGATTAGTAGAAGTCCATTGATTTTCTGTTCCTGATCGTAATGATATAAGATTGTGTCTTGGCATAATAATACTTTTAAATTAGTTGTTAGTCCTAATAAATTTATAGTAAATATTAGACTAAAAATGTCTAATTATATACTATCAAGGAGTTCCACCATTAATCCATCCCCAATACGATACAACACCATCACTTTGTAATAACATTCCACTTGTTCCTGGAACAACTCCTGTGACTGAAATGTTGTATGTTCCACTGAGTCTAGCAGAAGAAACTATTCCAGTAGTTAAATTAGATGCATTTAAATCAGTTAATCCTGATCCACTACCAATAAATCCAGTTGCAGTTATAGTTCCAGCACTAAAATTACCATTAGAATCTCTAGCAACTACTTTACTAGCAGTATTTGATGATGTTGCGTCCACAGCCAATGTTAATGCTGCGCCCTCACTACCTCCATTTCCTCCAGTAAGATAATTACCATTAGTTATTGATGCTACATAATTACCCACAGTATGAGTGCCAAGAGTCACTTGGTCATTACCCATACTAGCATTAATAGTAATGGTTGGATTACCAGAAAGATTTGTTATGGTTCCGTTTGCACTACCAGACACTGCTCCATTGAGAGTTACAGTTACTGTTGGATCTGGAATATTTCCAGTTAGATTTGACCAATTGAGATAAGCATCAATTTCACCTTTTGTTCCACTAAAAACTTCATTAGTATTTGTTGCTTGTCTTAAAAATATAAATTTATCGCTACTATCTTGATATCCAAAAAATCCAACCCTTGAGGATCCGTCATTATATTTAAATTCAATACCTCGATCTTTACTATCATTTAGAGCTATTCCCGAACCACCAAGAGTAAAAATAGGATCATCAACAACAACAACAGTACTTTGTACCAATACTCCAGTTCCATTTATTAGTACGTTTCCTCCGACACTAAGATTGCCTGTTACACTAACATTTGGAGCATCAATAGTGACAGTTGATCCGCTACTAAATACTTTGTTTGTGGTAATATTTGTTGTGGATAAGATATCTGATGTGACGCTTGTTAATCCAGTAATTGTGTTGTTTAGACTAACACTAGGATTTCCAGCAACTCCATCGGCATCAGTTAATACAATATTATTGTTAGAAGTTGTGATAGCTCTATTATAAAAATTTCCAGCATTATCTCTAACCATAATACCAGTGCCGGTATAATTATGTAAATTAAGAGCTTGTCCGGACAGCGCTATCGTTAACGAATTGGCTCCAGATATAAATTGAATACCAGTACCAGCGAGTAAAGATGTATCAACACACGTTGCGACACCAGAACAGAAATCTGTAATATCTGAATATATATGCTTGTGTCCACTTAAACTAACTCCTGTAGCATATATTCCACCATCTCCTGTTGGTCCAACCTTTGGAATATTATCAAAATAAACATCTCCCTGAAATCTTGTTGGATTACCAGAATATGTTATTGATCCTTGGGCTAAGATTTCTGCAGCAATATTAATAGATATATCATTGACAGTTAATAAACCAGTGACTGTAAGATCATCGTCTACAGTAACCTCTCCACCAGAGCCACCACTAATTGTTAATCCTCCAGTAGCACTAATATTAGATATACCAGTTAAATTACTATTTAAAGATATTGTTGGATTTCCTGCAACACCATTAGCATTTGTTAATAATATGTTAGATCCACTAGCAAGTGTTCTCTCGTAAACATCAGAAGCTCCATTGTTAACTATAAAGCCCTGAGAAGATAAAGCTGCAATATCTCTTAATTTTTCATTTAGATTAATCGAATAGTATGAGCCAGAAGATGCGGAAACTAGTGTTGCTGATACTCCGCTTCCAGAGGGGACTATAATGCTATGAAAAGCATACTGATTAGTCCCACTAGGAACAATAATCATACCACTTCCTGCTCCTGGAACAGATCCTCCAGCTGAAGCTAAATTAGTCCAATGTGTAGTTCCATCTCCAATTTTGAATATCTTAGCTTCTGTATCATATCCAAGCTCTCCTTGGTATAAAATGCCATTGCCTAAACTATTAGCAGAACTGGCCCATTCAGCTGTGGTGCCTCTTCTTATTTGAATTCTTGTTTGAACTGGCATTTTGTATACTCCGGTTAGTTATGGTGTGCCACAATCAAAATCATAATCATAATCATCTAAAAATGCTCCCAAACCGCTAATTCCAATTCCGAATGGTACTCCAAAATCTATTCTTTGTATAGATAAATTACCAATAATTTTAGTCATAGGAATATCGTCTGGTAAATCACTAGCTAAAACTATAGCATTATTTGTTATTTCAACATTAAAAATATCATATCTTTCTACCTCAACAGAATCTGTTACAGTATCCAAGAAGCTCGTCTCTATTTGAATAGTATTAGTCACTGGCTCAGCAATTTCTATTATAAATTGTGAACTCATGGCGAACACTCTAATAGAGTTGCAGACTGACTAAATCTCTTAATTATTGTTATTGTTCCATATAATAAACGAATAATATATTTACCTCCTCCTCCACCATATAGATCATCTGGGGACTGAAGCTCCAGATCATATTTTGCTGTGTTAAAGATAAATTCATTTGTTTTACTAGCTGGAATCATTAATGTTAATTTACCAGCAACTTCATCTATTGTGAATTTATATACACCGTAGTCATCATTCTCTGTTGTGAAGACCTGGGTTATGTTGGTGTTGGTTTTCCATATGAGTCTAGCACACCAATTTGTTAAATTAATAGCATCTCCATTAGGGTCTTTATAGATTAATGATATTTTGAACGATGAACCTTGTTCGATAGCAAAGTCATATTTGCTTGCAGCCATAATTGGGCCCTATTATTGTAAATGGCCTAGTTAATTTTTATAAGCGCTTATATATATAAAATACACCAATGAAACACTATATAAAAAAAGAAGGACCGGGGATTTCTCCCCGATCCTATCTTCTTCTAACTAGTGCCAGTTATGATTAGAGAGCGCCTAATAGAACTCTACGGTTATCTAGAACAGCAAAGCCTTGCTCTGCCCAGCCGTAGAAACCAGCTCTCTTTTGACGATGTAGAGTATCGTCTTCGAAGATTTGAACTTCTTGACGAACTGGCATAATGAAACTATCTCTCTTGCGTAGATCGAGACCAACAACTAGTTCTACTTTCTGATTTGGACTAGATGGAAGAGTACCACTTAGTACATTACTATAGAATAGTTGATATTCTTGACCTTCTCCAAGTTCATCACGATCATGGAGATTAACGCCGAAGATACGGTTAACACTACCATCAGCAGCGGTATAGATCTCACGACGAGTAACCTCGTCAAGTTGATCAACACCCCAGTTGCGAATGTCTTCCATAGCTTCTGGAGAAACATAAAGATCTGTTAGTAGACCACGATTGTTACTAGCAGAGTTACCGCCACCGTTACGTCTCATAACAGTCTTCATAAGACTTACTAAACGCTTAGTGAACTGACCAGCAGAAGCATCGCTATCGTAAACTACGATATTGCGATCAACGCCAGCAGCAAGTAAAGTATGCCAGCCATCATCATTCATCTTCTTAACAAACGAAGCCTCTAGAACTTCCATTGCGCGACCAACAACATCCCAGCGAGCATCACGAGCATACTTTAAGAGATAGTCGATTGAGGAGCCGATGTCATAGGTTGGAACCATGACGTAATCGCCTTCAACGTGACGCTCTGGAATATATCCGTGGTTAGGAATGGTATAAGCAACGAAATTTCTTTCGGTACCAGGAGCAAGGAAGTCTAATGGAAATTCTGGGGTAGCACTTTGAGCTAATTGAATTGGCTCGAAAATACCATCAAGAATATCGCCATTTAGAATACCTTGACGAAGTGGTAACTCTAGTGCCTTTGCAAATTCAGCATTGGCCGCAAGAGCCTCTTCTTTCTTTAGTGAGCCAGAACGAACAAGAAGATCTGTTAGTTCTGGTGTTGGTTGAAATACTTTGGTGTTACCTGACATGTTTTTCTCCCTTATAGATTAAAGATTTACAGAGACTTTTGCGTAACCATCGGAGTCTTTGGCACTCAAAAACTGACCGATTTTAACAGCACCAGTTGCTTGAACAGAGCTAATATAGCCGCTTGCGGCAACATAAGCATCAGCACCAGCACTTGGAGTACCGCCGACTAAATTGGTTGTAACCTGACCATTGCGAAGTAAAGCGACCTTGCCGCCAACTTGTACTTCATCACGGTGCCAGTTGATGTGCTGTCTTGTTAGATCAAGACTAACAACATCATTTAATAGAATACCTACTGGCTTAGCGCCAGATGGACTTGATGCATAGCTTACTACAGCGTTAGCATCGTCCATAGAGACACCAACACCGCTACTGGTTGTTACAACAGTAGCAACACCACCGCGTTCAGCTGTTGATGTCATGAAAAATGAGATATCTGAAAGAAATTCGATACGATCTGGTTTAAGAGCCATTTTTATTCTCCCTTATTGAGTTTTTTACCGAGTCTAGCACAAACGAATTCTACTAATGCTGCGCGAGTTGATTCGATTTGAGAATCTTCATCGCTACTAACACTGAGATTGAGATCTGTATCAGCTTCTGCATTCTCTAGTGCTTCTTCTGTATTAACAACTTCAGAAGCTTTTGGTTTGGCTTCTTCATCTTTTTTCTTTTTCTCTAACCAAGGAGGCATTTTAGCAGCAAATAGAGTTGTCATTGCAGTAAAGGCTTCGTCATCTAATGACTCAAACTTATCTGCTGTAGCAGAAGCAGCTTCATTGTCTAACCCAGCCTCAATGAGAGAAGCCATTCTCTTCATTTTCTTCTCTTTCTTCATCATTTCTTGCTCTTTTTGCATATATCCTGCTATAACTTCGTTAGCTGAATCAAGTTCTGACTTGACCTTGCTCATTTCTTCGTCTTTCTTTTTCATTTCGTCTTCCATTTTCTTAGCAGCTAATTCTTTTTCTGAATTTGCTACTTCAATGGCAGCTTGAGCTTCAGTCAAAGCAACTTCTTGAGCCTTGATTGTGTTTTCTAATTCTACTGTTTTTTCTTTTAGTGCTGAGGCATCCGCGAATAATGCAACTTTTTCGGCAAGGTCAGCGATCTGTTGTTCTAGATTCATAGTATTATTCTCCACATTTGGATTGGACTGATTATTAAATACACCTGCATTTGTTAAATTGCTTGTTTTTTCTGTAATATTTTTATTGTTGTCATCAACGATCATATTTTTACTAAAAATGATACTGTCTGGATTGGCTGGTTTATTAACAAAGCCTTTGCCAGAAAATGTGATATTCCTTAATACTCTACCTATTTTATAGTTTTCGTGCTCTCCCATACCTCCATATGCTCTTAAAAATTTTGTTAAATAAGAGGTATCTTCATTTCTTTCTAAAACTTTATATGATCCTGAAGTTTTATCTATTATTCCATAATCAAAATTCTTAAAATAGCATTCCATACTAACAAATTTTTGTCCAGATTCTATTTCCTCTATAAGTTGTGCAGATCTGGCTTTGAGTTCTGGATTGGAAAAAGATTTGTAAATTACAGATCCTGTTAATATATGAAATTTTTCTGGTATATTTTCTAAAGGAGTATTTTCATCAATTAAAATTCCATCCTCTGTGATTGGCCAATTTGATGTTATATGACCGATAATAGTATTTTCATCATGCTCAAGATTTGTTGGCTTATCTTCTGGAGTATTTCTTGCTTCCCAAACTTCATTTTTATCAAATATGTCATCATTTTTATTCCAAGATGAACTAACTAAAATTGATTGAACATAATAAAGATCATTATCATTTATAGATGCAATACTTTTAATATGTTTAATTGTTGAGTCAGAATCGCATGGTTCTGCAACAGAAGCGTAGGAAATAGAAGCCGAGGTCTTTAATTTTTCTTCTAGGCCGTCTTCAATTTCTTGAGCAAAAATTTTCATGATAACCTCTTTTTATAGGATAGATTACTTCGAATACACCGAACAATAGAAAGAAGCTTTGGCTTGTTTAAGATCTTCAACGGACAATTCTTTATGCAGTTGATGTTTAAGGTTATTTAGCCAATTATTATATGTTGACATGACCGTGGTAAACTCTGGATTATTTATATTCGTGAATGCAGCAATTATTTTTTCTTCGGTAATAGAGGCAAATGGCTGAAAACTAAACAAAATTTTTGTTCTGATATTTTCTGCTTCCTCTATTTCAGCTTTAGATAAACTTCTTAAATTTTTCTTATTATAAAAATCTAATAATATTGGATTTAAAGTTTCACTAATTTTATCTTGAGCTTGATTAGTCCAAATCAAAAGACTTGCGCCTGTTTGTGGCGTAAATGTTTTTTGCTTTCGTTTCTGAGAGTCCCTTGATAGTTTGGGTCTTCCTTCTCCAGCTTCTTTTGGCAAAGATTCTGGCGAATCTTTTGCCAACTTTGTTGGATTCGTAGGTGTTTTCATTTCGAGGGCGGCTTTTTCTCCAGATTTCTTCTTTTCTAATTCAAGACCAACTTGACTAGGAGATACTGCTCCTGATTGTAATGCAATTTTCTTTAAAGAATTTTCAAACTGAGGATCATACCATGGACCAGCTTTTGGAACCATGCGTTCACTATCTCTTTCTTTATTTTCTCTATTGAGTCTACTCTTTTCCATTTCTGGATCAAATCCAAATCTTGTTTGCAATAATTCGTCACTAATTAAGTTTCTATCAGCTAATTGTACTAATAGTGCTTTCTCTGCGTCCTCATTGCTTAGGTCCATCCTATCAAATTCTATTTTTGCTGGATATCTAAATCCCATTGCTTTTTGAACTAATGCTATTTCTGCTTCCCAAAAAGAAATTAAAATATCTCTACCATATTGTAGTCTTTGTGTTAATGTCTTTAATGATATAAAGTTATTAGTTGTTCCAGAAGCACCAAATGTTCCTGTGAGAGTTGGAGGAATTCCTAGACCAGCGTATATACTATTTAAATGTGGAATATATTTTCCTTCACCAAGGAAATTATGTACATTAGTATTGCTTTCTATTAACTCTATGTCTGGCCCCCAAACAAGATCCATTGTTCCACCACCAACGTTATTTCCTAAAATTTGTGCTAGCTTGGCTGTTGCTGCTTTGGTGGGGGCAATTTTATGCTCTAAACTACCAAGCTTAAAGATTCTAATATTACTTATTGCACCATCTAGAGCTGCCATATCTGCTAGTTTTAGTTTTTCTATTACATTAATATCATCCATAATAGCATAAATCATTGGATAGGCCCATGGCTGCCAATCATCTTTTTTGTAATGAAACACTAATGTTTTATCTGGATCCAATGGATATGGTTTTTTGTTTTTTGCTGCTTCTATAATTTGAGTTGGCAAATTATTTACAATATTTCTATCAGCATCAGTTTTAGGAGAGTTAATTAATTTTCTTAACGTTGCTGGCAATAAGAGTTGATATTGTTTTCTCTGAACAAATGATGCTAATGGTCCTGAAGCAACCTCTACTACCAGAGGATCTAGAAAAGTATATCTCCAAGGAATTTCTCTTTTTTCAACTTTGATCTCTTCCATTTCTGTAATCTGTAAATCAGGAGATCCTAAACTCTTGTAAAGATTTTCTGTCACCTTTAAACTGATTTTTGCTGTTTGTTTATTGATAATAACATTGCCAGTTTTATATAGATTATTTAAAAATCTTTCGCTTCGATCTTTACCATTAACTTTTTTAAACCATCTTCTATAGAATCTTTCTATTCTTTTATTTTTATGAGAAAGTCTGATTCCTTGGACAGCAAAATCTCCCATGAGATCAATGATATTTTTAACTAAACCAACTCTTTGATAAATTTGTTCCGCTCTTGCTATAATTTCTTTTTGCTTTACAGGAACAGCTTCATCTGGTCTAAAATAATCATAGTCAGATTTTAAAAATCCTGGTCTTCCATCAGTATTTGTGGTCAAACCAGAATAGTCTCTAAATCTGGCGGTCATGCCAGCGGAACTTTTTTGTACTCCAGTAAATTCTGTTAAGGATTCAGAAGATGCTTTTAATGCTTCTCTTTTACTTGCTAAATCATCACCCCAAGCAACATATGCTTCTGCTCCTATCAAAGATGCGTCCTGAATAGCTTCGCTTTTTGGATATTTTTTAGCCATATTATTTAATTTGATTGTAATTCTAATGTAATATAATTAATGATATACACCTTATTTTCTTATACTACAATATATTGAATCATTAGCTCCAGATGTAAACCATTCCGGTCCTTTGTACATTTGACCATCTTGTTTGACCATATCTTTCATATTTCCTCCAACTATATCATAATTAATTGGCTGTAAAGTTCTGGTGATTTGTCTTGCTAGCATATTTGCTATTAATAATGAGCTATAACGGTCTTTTCTTAATCTACCCTTTTTACCATTTTGTAATTTTACTTCTGGAGTATCCCACCGATCTCTAGCATTTGGTCCTGTGCTAGTTTGTGTCATTACAATTGTGGTTAATTCATTTTTGAGTTCTTCTATTTCTAAAATACATTCGCTTAAACTATCATATAAATTTTCTAAGTTAGAACCCATGATATCCTTACCTTCTGCATCAAGCGCCAAACCGAGAGTTAAATTATCAAATCTGGGAAATAATAAAACTTTATCCTCTAAATCTTTTCTTAATCCATGGTTTGCTTGACTCGTCCAATCTGCCTTGGCAAACTGTACTAATTCAATGATATGTAAACCTTGTTGATCGTCTGTATCTTTTGGCTTGTCATAATCTATTACTGGCCATAGAAGATTTTCTCCTTCTTCTAGTTTTGATGGATCATGCAAAGCTTCTTCGATAGCAACTCCACCTCCCTGAGCATCCATACCAATTCTCTCGCATGGAAATATTTTCATTAAATTTCTAATTTTTCTAGCACAAAAACCATAAAAATCATGCTCTTGTACTAATCCAGTTTTTTGTCTTTCTTTAAAGTTATTTCTATTTGTTGTCCAACAATATACTATCCTTGTATGATCATGATGAGCCTCTAGTATAGTGATACTAAAATTATCTTGTTCGCTTGCAGGATCTATTCCATAGATATATTTATGGTTTAAGTTTCCTTTTACCATAGGATCAAATATAATATTTTTATCTCCAATATATATGGGTTTTGCTTCGCTAACAACACAGCTTTCTATTAAACTTCGTTTAAAGAATCCATCGCTATCTTTGGTAAAACAAGCAGCATACTCCATATTATATATGCCAGTATGTATTGTGGCTTTTGCTCTACTAACTTGTTTGTCATCCATAAAGCCTTTTGGAATAAGTTCATATGGTATTCGAATGATACTATAATCTTTCCAATTAAAATTTACAGGAATCTCTCCTTTAAACATTTCTTCGAGTTTTCTAGTATCTCCTTTACTTTCTATTATGGTATGATATCTGTTCCAATATTGGGCAAAATGCTTAAAACTATAATCAGCAGTTCCTGCTATAATAGCTTGATTGCCCATTTTTTTGTCTAACGATTCTAGATCTGCATTCCATATTCCATTTTCAATCATAGCTTGTTTTTTAGCTTGTTCTTTAACGTTCTGTATTGGATTGGCAGATACCGCAGCGAAACCAGAAACTACTGTCTCATAAATATCTGGAGATATAGATGCAAATTCGTCTGCAATGATAATATGTGCTCTTAGTCCTCTAATTTTACTACCATCGCCCATTGGAATTGCCATTGCCCAACTTTCACCAAGTCTTAATGTGCATCTATCAACATCTCGTCGTGGACCATCATCGTTTCCACTATATATGCTTCTTAATATGGGACTATTTCTCCAAATAGTTTCCATATATTCAAAAATAACTTTACTCTGTCTAAAAGCTGCTCCCACAATAACTATTTTGGTACCAGGAACAAAAATACATTTTAATACAGCATACAGGGATAACATGAAACTTTTACCAAAGCCTCGGCTAGCAATATACATAGGAAATGGTCTATCCCAGAATTCCTGTAAGATGGCTATTTGAATGGGATGTAATTCTATACCAAATAAAAGTTTACATGTGATGCCAAAGTATTGAGGATTTTTTATGATACGCATAAGATGTAGATCTGGATTTTCTATATCTTCTTTATCTCGATTGATCATAAGATTGCGATCAATGCTTAATAAAGAAAGGTCTCCTAGACCTAACCATGCGTCATCAAATATTTTCTGATTTGTTTGATTCTTCAATTTCATATACCTTTTTCATTAAAGACAAAGCTATTTTACTAGCATTTATAGCATTATCACAAAATAAAATTTTAATATTATTTTTAATTTGTAGTTCTAGTAAATTTTTTATAATAAAACCAGAAGAGATTTTAATCTTACTCCACATGTGTTTTGGAACATTGCTTCCCACAGGATATCGGTATATATCATTCAAATTAAATTCTAAAATAAGAAATGCATATTTATAGCTATTCATTCTTTCTATTACATCTTTAAATCTGCTTTCTGTAATATTATTAGCTATTTCGCTAACACTTTTTTTACGTTCTATGCATAAAATATTTTCGTATCCCTCAACACTGTAGTCTCCTGTGTCAAGTTTTTTATTTTCTGCTGTTGTTCTTTCAAAGATCCACGGCTGTTGTTCTCGTGTATCGATAATTACTTTGAATTTATTATAGTCTACCATTATTTTTAGCCACTATTTTATAGAATACAGATTCATATATGTCTTCCATACCCTTAATAAATTTATGATGTAATCTACACAATGTTATACCATTGTCTACTAAAAACCTTAAACCAGGGTATTCTGCCCAAGTTTTAATATGATGAGCATTTAATCCTGTCTTTTTAGTACACCCGGGCCACTGACAAGTATACTTATCTCTTGCGTAAACATTTTCTCTCCATTGTTTATATAATGGATCTTTATAATTTCTGAATGTCATGATCCACCATATCTTTAACTAACTGTGTGAAAGATATCTCTGGATACCAATCAAGATCGTTTTTTGCTTTGGTTGATACGCCCTTAAGATATTCTACTTCTGCTGGTCTATATAATTCAGGATCTATCTCAACATAATTTGTGGGATCTAATTCAGCATATTTAAATGCGGTATCCAAGAATTCTTGTACGCTCCATGTGTGTCCTGTGGCAATGACATAATCAGAAGGTTCTGACTGCTGTAGCATTAACCACATTGCTCTAACATAATCTTTAGCGTGTCCCCAGTCTCTTTGAGCATTAAGATTTCCAAGTTTGAGTTTTTCTGTTGTTTCTCCTCTTTTAACTTGACCAATATATTTAGTAATTTTACGAGTAACAAAGTTTTCTCCTCGTCGCGGACTTTCGTGATTAAATAGAATGCCACAACAACCAAATACTCCATAGCCAGAACGATATATTCGCACCATATTGTGCGCTGCTAGCTTTGCCACTCCATATGGACTCTGTGGCAACATTGGTGTGTTTTCGTCCTGATATTTACCCTTAAAATCAGTTGAGCTATAATTAAACCCAAACATCTCACTAGTACTTGCCTGATAAAATTTGGTTTTAAATGAATAATTTTTAATGGCTTCTAGGAGATTCACAACGCCAAGAGTGTCTATTTCAAAAGTTGTGGTGGGCTGTTTGAAACTGGTTGCCACATGACTCTGAGCAGCAAGATTATATAGTTCATCTGGTTTGTGTTCTGATAGGATATTGTTGATATTAGATGGATCTGTCAAATCAAATTCTTCTAAAATAAAATTTGGATTGTTGAGCAGATGAGATACTCTGTTTAGGGTGTTTGTGCTACTGCGGCGAAATAGGCCAACTACCTTATAATTTTTCTCTAATAAAAGATCGGCCAAATAACTTCCATCCTGTCCATTGATTCCTGTTATAATTGCTTTTTTCATGATTCTTCCTTTAGTACGCTTTCGGGTGTAAAAAATGGTCGGTCTACTGAATTGTCTGCATAATTATGATATTCTTCTAATTTATTTTTTGATCTTTCCGTGGCCAATTTAAGTATTTCCATTTCTCGTCCTTCTCTTTCTCTTACTTGTTCCTCCTCTAACATTCTAATTAGGCCAACCCACGAACTCTTTCCATCCTCTATTCTTTTGATTCTTTGCTCTCTTGTGGCTTTTAAATCCTTGCTAATTTTTTGTTGTTCGTTGAGCAGTTTGGTATACTCATTAGTATAATTAGCAATGCTATTTCGAGCAAAACTTAATTGGGTTTCCATATTCATCAATTTTGGAACATCTCTTTGATCTTCTGGCTTTTCATATTCTTTGTCTACTTCTCGTTGAAGTTTTTCTGTCATGGCTATGTGGCGCTTTCGTTCTTTCATGCTTCGGTTAATAAGAATATCTATGGTGATGAATTGTTTGATCTGTAATTCTTCAGCAGGAAGCACATCCTCTCTGAACTGTTTAATAAGACCAATCCATGTGTTCTCAAAGTATTCTAGTTCTCCGCTATCTTCATCAAACTGACGGGCGATTTCTGGCCAAAATGTTTTGCTATATAATTTGTATCGTAATGTTTCATTATCCTTTTTTTCATCATTGCTTAGATAAAGATTATTTTCTTCTATGTATCTCTTTACTGGAGCTTCGCTTCTGTTTAGTTGATCAGCAATATTTTCAATTGGTAAAGTATTAACATTATCACGAATAAATTTTTCTTCGTCTAAGCTTAATTGTCCTCGTTTTTTTGACATTGGTAATCTTTCAATAATGTTTCTATATGGATTTTTAGTTTATCTAATAGGGGCTTATTTACTTTTACTCCATGTTTCAATTTTAAATAAATTTCTCTATATTCTGTGCTAACTATATGTGAATCTAGAAAGTTTATTATTTCCTGGTTTTGCAGAAAAGTTGATGAGTCGTGTTTGTCTGCTATTGGGGTATCTTCGTTGTCAGCATCTTTATGAATGCTTTGGGGCCTCATAATATTTTTTTTATTTTCGTTTCTGTTTTTCCAATTTGAATATAATTCACAATCATTTTTATTATCATACTCTGAACACTGGCTTGCTCTGGACTTGTCAAATAGTGGACAGGTTAAGCACGGTTTATCTGGGCGCTGATAATTATTTCGTTTGTAATTAAATAATCTGTTACGAACGTGGGTCCAAAGAAAGTTTTCTAGTGGGCGTTTTTGATCATACTTCTGCAAACCCTCTATAGCAAATATAGCGGCTTGTTGCTTCATGTCCTCATATTCATGATATCCAAATTTAAATTTATATGCTAATCGTTTACTAATGTTGTCTAATACGTTCAAAAAATCTTGTTCAGTAACGCCATATTGTTCATAAATATTATTTTTCTGATTTTTCTTGGTCATCTAATAGTTCCGCTATAGATTTACCCTCTGGTAATTCTAAATCTTTTTGTATTTGTTCGTTTAAAGAGGCTTCTGCTTTGGTTTCTAGTACGCTATCAACAAATTGTGGATTTTGGTCGTTTATCATAATTGCCCTCTTGCTATTCTGGTCAACAATACTATAATAAACAGTTACACATTTTGTGCAATTTATGGAGGTTATAAAATGGCGAATTATAAGAAATGGCTTGATAGTGAACTAGAATTTATTAGAAACAATCAGGATCTAATGAATGATGAGGTTTTGGCCATAAAACTAAGTGAGATGACGGGTCAAAATATTACTCGAAGCATGATACGCCGTCAAAGGCGCAAGTTAGATATTAAGAAGAAACGAGGCAGACCACCAAAGATTAAGGTTGCTCAAACTTCTGGTGATATCAATGGTTAAGGCTTCATTATTTTGCGCTATTTTCATGGTAGCATACTGTGCAAATAGTTGTTTTGCTTGTGAATGGACATCTTGTCAAAAACCACAAGTTATTGTTGTTCAACCTCAGTGTGTGGTTGTGCAGGAAGTGCGGCCTCAAGTGGTTTATGTGCCTGTGGTAGTATATCAGCCACAACCGGTTGTGGTTTATTCTCAACCCGTGGCTACTTATCCTGTTTACGTTTATAATCCTTGGGTTCGATATCGCTACTAAAATAGTTTCGACCCTTGGTTCAAAAGGGGCGGGTGGCAACACTCGCCTCTTTTTTTATAAACTGGCCAATTTTTATATGGGGGTGCTTATTTTTTTTGGACCACCGGCCGCCCCGGCCGAAAACCCCCCTATTCGTGGGGGAAACAGAAAAACCCCCCTAGTTGGGGGAACGCTACATACCCCCCGCGAGAGGGGAGGGGAGACTCCCCCCAATAGAGGGAGAGGGAGATACCCCCCGACAGAGGGATCACAAGTGTACACTACCACGCCAGAGGGATCCTACCCCCCAATAGGAGGATGAACAAGCGTATACCCCCCAATAGGGGGATACAATCCCACAATGATACGATTCCCCCCTAACGAGGGAGAGTATCCTATGGATTACCTAATCCAATCTGGCAGCAAAACCTATGCCAAAAATCCAATCCTTACAATATCGAAAGAAAAAGATTTTCTCATTTTTTTTTCTTGCGTTGACGATACCATACTGTATAATCGGGGCATCACTACTACGAAAGGTTTTGACATGATCAAGTGTGCTGGTTACGATGTCGTCGGTGGTTCGATCCGTTGCACCTATAACGGCAAGCCCTACGCTGGCAAAGTGCTGTCGCAGCGTAAGACGGAAAAAGGCAATCTCCTCGTGGTCGAGACTGCCGATGGTGTCAAGTCTATCTATTGGGAAAAGTCTGTCGATTGCATCTTTCGGCCGCTCGTCCCCACCTTCCGCAGCACGGATGACGGCTACGACGCGGTGAAGGATCGCAGGGTCACACGCTACGGGATCCGGTGATCCCCCATCGGGGGGGGTAGACGGCAGGGTTCGGTGGTCTTTACAATCTAGTCTAACACAAAGAAAAGAGAAAGAAAATGGAAAAGACGCTCAACCAACTGAACAATATCAAGGCTCGCATCTGGCAAGATAACTCTCACGAAGTGTCGATCATCTACTATCCCCGTCTGAACCGCTTCGTGGCAAAGTGTGACGCTATCATGACAGAAAAGCGAATCACACTCAACACGGCCGAACGTGTTTTGAACGATATGTTCTACGATTATTGCGTGGAAAACGCGAGTTGGATGGGGGTTTCATGATCCCCCACTAGGGGGGATAGGTTGTACCAGCCAATCCGCCCGGGCAGCCGAACCCCCACCTATGGGGGATGTACTACCTAATGTAATCTTTTACGCGGAATAATATATTTTGGCATGGCATTTGCATATGCAAACCTTGTGCCAAATAAGATATTTCTAGCGATTATTTTTTCAGATTTTTTTTCTTTGACATTCAAGTATCGTAGGGTAAAATGCCGATATAACCTAGCAGGGAAAATGATCATGCGACGAAAAAAGCCGATTCCCGCGACGATCCGCGAACAAGTTATCGCCCGCGACAACGGCCGTTGCCGTGCTTGTGGTATCGGCGACCGCGATGCTCTACAGTGTGATCACATTGTGCCGGAAAGCAAGGGTGGTTCCGACAGTCTGGACAATCTGCAGGCTCTTTGTGGAGTGTGCAACAATCGGAAGCAAAATACCAGTGTCGGCGAGTTGTCGATCCTTCCGCCGCTGTCCATGGCCGACGGTTTCGGCAACCCTATCGAAGTCATGCATCGCCGGGAAGTTTTTGTGCGGATGCTCGACGATGCTCGCAAGGCCGAAATCCGTAGTCTGGCCGATATCGCGGCCACGATGCGAGCGGAAGGTGTTGACGGTTTCCGCATTCGGCAACATCTGGAAAAGATGGTCAAGGCCGGGACCGTGGAGCGTATCTTGAAAATGTCCCGCTAATGGGGGGTGTCCCAGCCAATCCGGCCGGGCAGCGCGACCCCCTCGCTATGGGGGTAAACAAATCCGATTTTTTTTGTTTGACAACTAAAGTTCACACTGTAGAATACCGATATAGAAAGTAAGGGAAAAACGAAAATGAAAAATCTGAAGATGGAAGCCGTGAAGGTGGGTTTCGTGCTGACGAAGGATGCTCGTGGATTCTACCACCTGTACGATGTGAAGATGGGTTACGATGTGCTCGTGACCGCGTTCCGGGATAGCGTAGTCCGGATGATTCAGGATGAAAAGGCGATGATGGAATACAACCGTCGGAATCGCTCCCCCGTTGTGGGGGCTTGACGGGGCCAAAAAAGTCTGGTACAATAGTCACAAGAGGAAAAAGACCATGCGAATCGGTGACAAGGTTTTCGTGCGGATTGCTCATATGTACGCCACGGGCGTGATCGTCCAGATGGATACCGATACCTATCTAGTCAGAGTTGGCGACGAGGAAATCGAAATCCCCCGTGCTGACTGCACTAGCGTAGATGCTCTGGACAAATGGCTTTCGGAACCCACCTAATAGTGGGGTTGACGGGGCGAAAAAAGTCTGGTACGATCCACTCAACACGAAAGGGAAAACATGATTCAGATTGGTGATAGAGTGTGTGCTGGTGGTCGAAACGATACCATCGCACGGGGAGTTGTGGTGGATATCATCCCCGGCAACGATTACCGACAGGCTATGTATCGGATTCGGTTTGACAGTACGGGTAAGGATATCGTGACTCTCACCCCCACGCCGAATGAGAGTTGGGTGGATGAGGGTATGGTGTATGGGCCTTTCATTGACCAAAATATCGGATGGGACAACTAACATGATGCTTCGCCACGTTACCGTCAACGAAATCGTTCACGCTATCCACGAAATGATGGGCGATGATTGCGAATACTCTATCACGCATAGTGGCCATGCCAAGATGGATCAGCCTTACAATGGTGGTTACTATGTTACCATCAACAATCACCCCGACCGCGTGTTGCTTTACTATGCCGATTCGTTCTATGATAAACTGAACGACTACTGTGCTATGGTGGAGCGAGGGGAATCGTACCCCGAATAGGGGGGTGGCCGGGGCGCCGCCTCGACGTAAACCCTTGTGCCATAAGGACTTGTGACGATTTTATTTTTTGTGGATTTTTTTTGTTGACAAGCCGATACTATACTGTAGAATACACTCACGAGAAAGAGAGGCTAGCGTGTTCGAAGTTGGCGACAAGGTTATCGTGAACAGTTACACCACTCCGAAAGAGGGGGTGATCGTGAAGTGGTACTACGACGAGGGAAACGTGTGGGTCGTTAGGGTGCAGGATCAGACGATATCGACTTTCTGCGATAGCGAACTGACCCCTGCCTGAGAGGGGGTTGACGCCGCGAAAAAGTTTCGGTAGAATACACTCACACGAAAGGGAAATCATGTATCTGACTTTCAATGATTGGATGGCTCTGGTGGCCTATCTGAGCGTTGCGGCTTGGATCACCTACGCTTTTAGCCAGTGTGTGAACGCTGGTATTTCTTTTTACGAGGAGAATCTCTGAAATGAATAGCCTTGATAAGATTCTGGCCGCGATGCGGAGTGGCAAGTATGGTAGCGTGATCGACCCGAAGGGTAACGCTCACGTTGGACTCATCAATGCTATCATGCGAGAGGATGGTAGCGGTAAAAACTGGATTGTAACTGTTACTAACAAAACTGTAAGTGAACGTGTGTTCATTCATGCCACCTGAAAGGGGGTGTGGGAGCTATCCCTCGAAAGGGGGGTAGCCCCCTATCTGCGGGGGTTGTACCGGCTATTCTAGCCGGATAACGATACCGACAGCCAGCGTAACTCGTTATGTGGCAAGGACTTAGGGCTAATCGCCGCGCCCGATTTTTGGCACGGTTTTTGCATTAGCAAATCGTGTGCCACAAAAAATACATTTTTTTTTCTTGCTATCTAAAGAATGCAGGGTATAATGTCGATAAGTGAGAGTGAAAGATGATGAATGATATCCTGATTGTGTCCGATTGCTGTGGGGCTGAAATGACCCCGATTCACGCCGAACACGGCGTTTGCCCTCAGTGTGGCGAACACTGTGGGGCCGATGTGCAAATCTGGCCGATCCCCGAATAAGGGGGGTTGCGGCGGCGGAAAAAGTTTCATATACTACCATCATCACCAAAAGGAAAAAGAAAATGGCTACCAAGTTCAAGATCATCGAAGATGCCAAGCGTCAGGCTCGTATGTGCTTTCTCGGCATCGCAATCCCTCACCAGCCCCGACTCGCAAACGGCGAGTATGGTCCGATCCGCAGCGAAAAGGTTCTCAAGTTCAATCGCAAGGCTCTCCGTCGCAAGGGGGGTGTGAAGGTTGAGAAGGCCGATCCCCGCATGGTGGGGGGTGAAGATACCATGATCGTGAAGGTGGGCAAGCCGGGTTCGCCGGAACGCAAGGCCGCACTGGCCGAGCAGTACGCCGCCATTTTGGCCGCTGGTGAGGAAGTCTCCCCCTTCGGCTGGAGGGGTTGACAATATCCCCTCTGTGTGG